TCGGGCGTGAAGCAATCGAACTTAGCCTTGTGCCCGGCGACCCGGTAGACGCCCTCGGCGGCCATTGCATCGGCGTATGTGAGCAGCGGCTGGTAGCGGAACTGCTGGGTGGCAAGCGCGACCAGCTTGTTGATCGGGGTGATGTCGTCGATGGCGAGAAAGGTCCAGTGATCGACCGACGGTTTCTTCTCATGAATGGACTCAGCAACAGCAAGCTCAACGCCGAACACAGACCGCAGCCCATGCTCCTTGGCCAGAGCCTCCCAGCGCACCCACCCGAAGGTGGAGGCGCGGTCGGTGATCGGCGCAACGGGCCAGCCATTGTCGACGACGCGGGCCATGACGACGGGCAATGTGCCCGCCGCCGACCGGAATGAGTAGCCAGTGCGCAGTCTCAAATCTCTCCCCTCCGCACCAGCTCGAGGTAGCACCGCGTCAGCGCCTCGACGTCCGCCCGCGCCCGGTGAGCGCCGGTGAACGGCTGGCCGAACAGCTCCTCATGGAGCGCCGACAGGCTTAGGCGATGGCCCTTCAGGTGCTCGGTCTGCTCGACTGTGCACACCCGGTCGGCGGGCCAGTTGATCGTCAGCCCAAGCCGCTTGAACTCGGCCTCGACCACCGCCTCGTCATAGCTCAGGTTGTGGGCGACGACCGTGTCAGCCGATTGAACCAGCAGCGCCACCTGCCCGGCGTAGTGGTCGAAGGGCCACTCATTGCGCACCTGCTCGTCCTTGATGCCGGTGATGCGCGTGACCTCCTCGGGAAGAGGCTTGCCGGGGTTGCAGAAGAACTCGAGCTCCTCGACGACCTCAGCCTCCTCATTGACGATGTGCCCGAAGAACTCGATGATCTGCGGCTGGTGTCGATCGGCCAGCAGGGAGTTGCCGATCAGCGCCGTTGTTTCTGTGTCGAAGATCAGAGTTCTCATTTCTCGCCCCCTCCTTCAGCAAGGGCCTGGAAAGCCCAGACAACGACATTGCGCGGAAGCAGGATGTCACTCCCGACCCAAACGCCATCGCGCTCTTCATCGTATCGGACGTCGTCCGACTTGATGTCCTTCTCCTCATAGCCTTCCATCAGAGCGGCACCTCCTGATCGCGACCATTGATCTCCTCGTCGATTGAATTGAGCATCGCCGCATAAACCGCCAGATCCAACTGGCTGTCGGCGTGTCCGCCCTTTTGCCAATTCTGGGCATAGCGCGTGAGCTTGACGACCTCCAGCATGAAGATGTGGAATCTGTTGTGATCGTCGATCGTGCTCAGCGTGATGCCCTCGGGGAAAAGGCCGGCCATGACCGCCCCCACCAACTTGTAGTTATCGCCATAGACCTTGCGCCGATCCTCGAAGGTGTCTGCTGCGTCTCGCAAAATTTCTTGCGCGCTCATGCCTCAACCCTCCAGATGAATTTCAGGTCCGGCCCGAATGGAACCGAATAGATCTCGTAGTGGTAAGTCCGCTGCTTCTGGACAATGTAATCGTTTGTGTGAAGGTCGGTTTCCATCAGCTGGGCCATCTTGCCGGTTTCCTTGATCCATTCGGGAACTTCTTCCCCCGGCTCCATGTGGAAGCCGAGGTGGCTGATGAACGGGCGGCCCGCACGGAACTCGGGCTTGTCCTCGTGCCAGTGCGGGCCGTCGAGATAGGTCAAGATTTCCAGCTCAATGCCAAGGTCATAGTTGAACCGAAGGCGCCCCGTGGAACGCCCCTCGACCCACGAGCCGTCCGCCAAGTCAATCTTGCCGACCGCCCCCTCTGCGGTGTCCTCGATCCACTCAGCGCATTGCAGGCCCATGGCTTCCTTGATTTGGGCAACCTGCTCGTCGTTGTGGGCATAGTATGCGATTTGATCCATTTTCATTGGTCATGCTCCGTATGGCAGGATGCAACCTGCGAGATATTTGTGGCGTTGGCGCTCGGACAGCAAAAAGGCGATGAGCTCGGCGCAAGTATCCGGGTCGGTTTCTTCGCCTGCCGGCAGAGCCGCAATTTGGTAGGCCTGAGCCTCTTCAGGCGTCATCCCTCTCAGATCACAGACCCGCTCGCCGATGTAGGCCGACATCTGCGTGCCAGACATCTTGTTGGGCGACACCCCGAACACCGTGATGTCGTGCCGCTTCTTCAGCTCGCGGTTCATCTGCAGCGTCAGGATGTGCGCCGCGCCCTTGGATGCATTGTAGGCTGCGCTGTTGGTCATTGGCATGTGGCTCGCATTCGAGACAATGTTGACGATCGTGGCTGGCTTGGCCATTGCCTTCGCAAGCAGAAGTTCCTTCACCACCAGCCACATTGAGCGCGCGTTGGTGTTCATCAGCCGGTCCCACTCGGCGATCGGGGTGTCTTCGTGCCAATCAATGTAATTGACGCCAGCGCAATTGACGACCACATTGAAAGGTGCCTCGTCGGAGGCTTCGTCGATCGCGTTGCGGATGCTGTCGACGTCCGTCACATCTACGCCAACCTCTTTTGACCATCCCACAAGCGCCCAGCCCATGCCTTCGAGGCGGTGCCACAATGCGGCTCCTAGCCCGGAGCTGTGTCCGGTAATCAGTGCTGTCTTCATTTTCTTCCTCCTAAAAGTTGCCCGGACGAACCTGCCAGCAGTTGTAACCTGCATCGCGCCATGCCTCGACGACCTTCTCCCGGTCCTCAAGGATGAAGACCACCCGGTCTTGTGGCCGCCCCTCAGTGCCGCTCTCGTAGTGCCATGCCTCGAGCATCTCGATCTTCAGCTCGTGGTCCGGGCGGAAGTCGGTGTCTGGTCGCATCAGCACGCAGTCGAGCAGCGCACCATGCTCCATGAGCCATCGCTCGGTGGCGATGCGGTAGCGCTCGTTGCGCCCGGTGCAGCCGATCAGTTGAACATCGTCCATATCCGTCGCATGGTGCAGAAAATTGATGAGCTGCAGTACGTCTGTATACGGTTTGTCCTCAGCCAGCAGCGCATGGAACTGGTCCCAGTCGCCGTTGCGGGCGTGGTGGTCGCGGTGCGCGCTGTCGCAAAGCGTCCCGTCGAGATCAATGACGATGGTTTTCATTCCAGCACCTCTCCATCAAGACTCGGATCAAGTCCGCGCTCCTCGGCGAGCCAGTCGGGGACCTCAATGTCGCACCACCGAACGCCGCCCGGCGAACGGCGCTCAGCGATAATTTCAATCTGAGACAGCGGGAGCCAGAAGGCATCGTCGTTCTCTCGATCTTGCCAGGAAGTTCCGCACAGGATCGCACGCTCTGTCTCGTGAAAGACGATCAGGGAATAGGAAGATTTGGTCATGCCGTTGCCCTCATCTGGTCGATCAGTTTGATCAGGCTCACACGCCGCTGGTCATCGTCGCGGCACAGGTCGCTGATGGCATTCTCGAGCTCATGCGCAGAGCGGTCGAAGGTCCGCCCAAAAAACATTGAAGTCCAAGGGTGAACCCGGAGAACCTCTGCCAGCATTGCGTCCATGACGTCTCGGTACTCGCCCTGCGTCCGCGAAGAAGCCCGCTTGCGTGCTGTGTCGGCGAGGGTGCGCAGGTCGAACTTGGCGACGATGTTGGTGTGGATGTTGGTCGGCAGGACGCCGCGCGCATCCTCGATCTTGGCACCATTGCTAATGAGCTCATCATATGTGTCGGCGATCACATCCATACAGGCATCATAGGATGAACCAAGCTCACCCTCTGCGACCGTCGGCCCAGTGCCATAGGTCCACCCCTTCTTGTTCAGCACGCGCATGGTCTGCTGCGCATAGCTGCCGGTCCGGGTCCGGACGAACTGGTGGGTGAAGGCGCGCGTCACATCGTTGATGAGGAAGGCGTAGTTGACAAACTCCCAAGAGCTCGGGATCGTGTTCGCCATATAGGCCAGCTCTTCCTCAACCTTCTCCCAAGGCCAAGCAGCGATGTCATCCATCAGCCCCGCCCGCATCTCGAGGCGTGTGTTCTTGGTGAAGACCAAGACATTTGCGGCATGGCGCGCCGGGTCGGGCGAGCCGCAGCCTGTGAAGTCAATCAGCTGAACGTCCATTGGTTCACTCCTTGATTTGGTGGGGATAGGATTCTCCCCGATTGTTGATGAGGCGCTGGATCACGCGCACATCGTTCACGACATCGTCCATCAGCAGGCTGGGTCGCCATGTGGCGAACCGACCCAGAGAGTAGATGCCGAACTCTTGGCTGGCCCACATGATGAAGGCTCGCCGCTCTTGCTCATCGATCGGGAGTATCTTGGCATAGGTCTGCTTCTTGACCTCGACCCGCCCGACCTGCGAAGGATGCAGCCCGACCTTCTCAGCGCACTTGGTTGCAAATTCTTCTGCCATGCATCCAGGAGTCCACCCGCCATAGCACTCGGCAATCATCTGATCGCCGGTGATCGAGATGCGTGCTGCTGGGAAAACTGGATCAGGCACATAGAGCGAGCAGTATGCGTCCACCCCCTCAAGGTCGACCAAGACGTTATTGCCAGAGCGCCAACGAAACTCGGAGCGCGGCTCCCAGCCCAACAGCTTCATCAACGACGGCATTGGCATGGTCGAAATCCAAGGACCAAGGCCAGAGTCGCGCCGCTCCTGATTGAATGGCAAATCGAAGCCGATCGGAGCCTCAACCATCGCCGCCATCCGCGTGATCAGGTCCGTCGGTGCGATGTACCGGGTCTGCGGCTCACCGCTCGCAGTCAACACCGAACGAAGCGTAGCTGTGCCGTTGGTCTTGCGCGAGTAGGCCATAGCGTCCGCGACCGGGTTGCGCCAAGCCTCTGTCGTCTTGATCGCTTTCACTTCCTTGAAGGGGATGTTCAGTGTATCAGCGACCACCGAAGAACGGAACCGCAGAACTGCAGAGTGGTTGTTGGGCAGCTCAGACGCAGCTTCATAGACTGCCTCGCAATCCTTGCGGAGCATGGCAGATGCTAGAAGTCCTGCCATGCCCGCGCCAATCACCTTAATGCCCATCAGCACCTCCATACTCGACAGGGAAGTTGGAGGCGATGTTCGCCGAGTGGCGGTAGTCGATCCCTGCGCGAGCAGCCTGATACTGCAGGCTGCGGATGTAATCGTCCTCCGCCACGACTTCCTCGAGAGGAACATCGCCCCAGTACTGCGGCTCCGAGTCGATCTGCAGGCCGCAGTTGGGACAGCACCGCCGGGTCATTTCTGCACCTGCTTCATCTTGGCGACCTTGCCGACGTAAAGGCCGAGCGTCTCGATGTCGAGTGGGTCGCCATTGCGGATGCGCTCGCGCGCGAAAGCGTGAAGCGTCTGAGCGTGCACGCCGCTCTTGACGTTCGGAGCCAGCCCCTCAGCCTCCAGCCGACCGGCAAGGTCCAGCGCCTCGTTGTGCTGCGACTTTCCGAAGGCCAGCGTCAGGTCGGTCTTGATCAACCCTCCCGCACCATGCTCCTCGAGCCAGCGAACTGCCTGCTCGTGGCGCTCGCCTTCCTTCGGCAGCGAGCCGGACACAAAGTCGTCGATCTTGACCTTCCAGCCACGGAACGATACCTCGTCCATCTGAAGCTCGTCCATCAGGTCTGGGATGCGCCCACCCTTCAAGCCATTCAGCGCCTTCTTGGCGACCTTTAGGTCGTCCTCCATCTGGGCCACTGCTTCCTCGAGCGCGACCGCTTCCTCGAGCGCCGCATTCAAAGCGTCCATCTTGTCGGGAGGAGCCGAAGCCCCTCCCATGTCGAATTCGTCGGCATTGCTCATCACATCGCCCCCTCTTCGCTCGAGGCCGCTTCACTGCCTAGGTCGGACACATCGCCGCGCGCCTCGCCCTTCATGAGCGATTCACGGAAGTCCACCGCCTCGTCCTTAAGCTGGCGCCAGTTGATGCCGTGCTCTTCCTCGCTGATCTCGGGCAAGGCCAGACCGCGCTCGACCCGCCAGCCGAACCAGTCGCCGTCGTTGTTGCTTTCCTCGCTGGTCGTCAGGTTGTAGGTGCGGTAGAAGAAGGGCGCGGTGAACTCGGTGCCGTCCGCCCGCTTCAGCTTCTCTCCCATCGCCAGCGTGTTCCAGCGCCGCGCCTTCTTGAGCTGCGAGCTTGTCATCGGCACATAGCACATGCGCCGCCCGCTCGTCAGATTCAGGCCGAAGAACTGCGCCGTCTCGGAGATGTAGTTGCCGTTCGGCAGCACCGGCTGATTGCGGTCGTTGCGAGTGCACTTGTCCAGGATCGCCGGGTCGGAGTGGATGTTCACCAGCCCCTTGCCGGAGTCGCGCGGTGCCCACTCGAGGTAGTCCTTGCGGTAAAACACCGGCAGGAACCAAGCCCCATCAGGGTAGATTTCCTGCGTGCCGACATCGGCGATCATGCCGACCTCAGCGCCCTCGATGTATTCACCCTTGCGCTTGTTGACCTGCGGGCTCAGCGCCTGCAGCACCGCGAGCCGGGGAACCAGCAAGTCGTCGCTGGTGACGTTTTCCATGCCCGCGCCCGCGAAGGCCTCGAAGTCGTCGGTTGCTGTTTGGGGGAGTTTGGCTTGCTCAGCCTCGGTGACCTGTTTGGCCATGAGTTGTCCTTTCACTCGGTTCAAGGTTCGCCGCCGGAGTCGCGGCCCGACCTTCATCGCCTGAAATCGTGCCCGCCGAAAGGGTTTTCAGCGAACTCTTTTGAACTTTTTTCAGCTGTCGTTGATTTCATTGAATATTTTCCTCAAAAAAACCCTTTTCTTTTGCGTGCATATCAGGCATAAAGGGTCTATCGGAAGCGAGGACGCGCCGCTTGGCCCCTCCCGCGAACCCCGACCGCCGGACCGGAACCGGAAGTGAGATAAACCAAACTCCGCGCCGTAAGCTTGAAAGTGCAGAGGTCGTCCCGCAGTAACGGGTTGAGCAAGACGAAACGGCGCAGACGCGCCGTCGCCGGGGATGGGACCCCGGACCTGATGAGAACCCAAGCTTAGGAGATTGAGCCATGAAAGTCGAGTTTTACACCAACACCTACGAGCGCAGCCATGGCGTCAAGCCGAAGGGCCGTGGCGGTTGGGCGTTCATAATAATGGACGGCAATCGCGAGCACGATACGGTTTTCGTTCCGGGGAGCATGACGCTCGCCGACGCCAAGAAGTGGATGCGCGAGCACTGCAAGGGGCGCGAGGAGCTGCAGGGCCTTGCATTTGTCGAGGTCGAAGTTGCGCCCTGAAATAAGTCGAAACGGGCCACCCGGCCCGTCCGCCGGACATGCCTCCCGGCGCTGATGAGACAGGCAACCATAGGAGATTTGAGATGACTCGCAACGAAGAAGCACTGATGTCGATGGTGAGCTCGACGATCGTTGAGTTCCACAACGCGTACGCCGCACAGCCAGTCAAGAAGTTCCAGGACAAGGCGACCGCCGTACGCCGCACTGCAGCCGTGCTCGAGGAGGCCGGGATGGAGTTCGACGAGTTCTGCCAGCTGCAGCCGAAGCCAGTCGCTGAGCAGTCGATCGAGGCTCGCATGGCGGCAAACTTGGAAGGCAATCGCGCTGAGGAGCGGCTCAGCGATGACAAGATGGCGCAGATCGGCAAGGAAATCATCGAGCAGGCTGACAAGAAGGCCCAGCGCGCCTCCGCCGATCGCCAACCCACCCTCAAGGGCCAGCGGCTCGCGGTCGTCGGTGGCAAGGACGCAGCCAACCCGTTCCGCGAAGGCTCCAAGAGCCACGCAGCCTTCGCCATGGTCCAGGCCAATCCCGGCAAGACCTACGAGGAACTGCGCGACATGGGCGCGCGGATGCGTACCATCACCCACTCGACCAAGCAAGGCTGGATCCGCGCTCTCTGAGCGCGGGCCACCACCCAACCCAAACAGGAGGAAGAAAGATGAATCGATACACCGTCTTGACCGGGCGTGACGCCTGCGAGAATCTTTACTGGACCATCTACGATCGTGTGGCGAGGATCACACTCCACCACAAGCCTGCCATTAAGGCAGAAGCTTGGGAAATCGCCGACAGCCTCAATGAAGGCTGCGAGTATTGCGCCTAGAGCTGAGGAGACAGACCGATGACCATCGACTTCAAAACCCCCCGCGAGCGCGAGATATTCGAGCGCGCCGTTCTGTTCACCGCTGTGCGCGGCGTGCTCAGCGTCCGGACCCGCGAGGAGTTCCCGTCGCTCGAGGATGCCGTGGCCTACGGCGCTGAGCACGGCGACCGCCGGACCATGATCTATGCAGTGGACGACCTCGGTGCCACTGCCCACATCTGCAATGCATGAGGCGCTGTGATGAAACGACTGCTCGAGATACTCGGAGACCTGATCGGCGCGCTGTCGCTGTTCTTCCTGCTGTGGGTCGGCCTTTGGGCTGCTCACCTTTTTGGGTGATGCAAAATAATTTGCCTGATCTGTGAAAAAACCTTTTCTTTTGGGTGCAGATCAGGAATAAAGGTCTTGTCGGAAGGGTCGCCCGACATCAGCGCCGACCCGCTCTTCTCTGGAGGTTCGCCATGCGCGACTTTTCTTCTTCCACCCTCAAGCTTCTCGCCAAGCGCGGCGTCCGCGTCATCGGCTCGCAGGCAGCTCCTGCCTTTGAAGGCGACCAGGCCTTCTCGGGCAAGGCATATCGCCTTGACGACAACGGGTGCGGCAAGGTCCGCAGCCACTCTGAAGTTCTCGAGATGGCGCGCTAAGCGCCATCTTTCCTCTGGAGGTTCGCCATGATCACCGTTGACACCAACTCTCCCGCCGTTGACACAACCCGAGGCTGGTTCGCCCGTCGGAAGGGCACCAGCGCTCGCACTGGCCTCGGTGCAGCTCGCGCATTCGCCAAGGAAAAGGGCGCGGCGTTCGTGATGCTCGCCGACGACGGACTCTGCATTTTCCTGATGAACGGCGACCGCCTGACAAAGCGCGAATACAAACCCAGCGACGTTCGCTGGGTCTAAGTCGAAACCCGGCGCTGCCGGGCCCGTCGGGGATAATCGCCCGGCGCTGATGAGACAGATCACCAACCTAGGAGAATTCAAGATGGCACACGAAGTTGAAACCATGGCCTATGCAAACCAAGTCCCATGGCATGGTCTGGGTGCGAACGTCAATCCCGAGTCAAGCATCGAGGAGATGCTGGAAGCAGCTGGCCTAAACTGGCAGCTCGAGCGCAAGCCGCTGCTCGCTGACATGGGCGACGATGAGGATCCGCTCGAGATCGAAGGCAAGGCTGCATGGGTCCGCAACACCGACCGCAAGGTGATGGCAGTGGCCGGCAAGCAGTGGCGCCCGCTCCAGCCTGCCGACACCCTCGGGTTCATGCGCGACTACGTTGAGGCTGGCGCGGCGACGCTCGAGACTGCAGGCTCCCTGCGCGGAGGCAAGATCGTCTGGGGTCTTGCCCGCCTCAAGCACGACTTCGAAGTCCGCCCCGGCGACCGGGTGAATGGCTACCTGCTGATCACCTCGCCCAACGAGGTCGGCCGGGCCATCACCGTGCGCACAACGACCGTCCGCGTCGTTTGTGCCAACACCATGGCGATGGCTGAGCGCGGCGCTGCCCAGTATCGGCAGAACCACCTCACCGACTTCGATGTCGCAGCGGCCAAGGAAGCGGTCGGCCATGCCCACGAGCAACTGGCTCAGGCCGAACGCAATGCGCGCATCCTCGACCGTCTCAAGCTGTCGGCCTCTGACGCAGTGACCAAGGTGCTGGCTCCGGTGTTCTTCCCTGAGATTGCCGAGGACGACGAGCTGCTGGCAGCGATCCACCTGCCTGAGAACCAGCCCAAGAAGCTGAAGCAAATCCTCGCCTCGGTCGAAGGCGCGCCCGGCAACAAGGAGATTGCCGGCACCGGCTGGGCAATCATGAACGGGGTCACCCACTGGGCCGATCACGTCTACGGCCACAATGCTGCGACCCGGATGATGCGCTCGTGGAATGGCGACAATGCCAACCGCAAGCTCGAGGTCGAGCGCCGCCTGCTGGAGCTGGCTGCGTAAAAGTGGAACCTACACCAAGGGGCGACTGCAAGGCTGTTTCCGCCCCTTGGCTGAAACCCCATTTACCAGAAATCAATGACTTAGCAGGTTCCAAGTTCGCGATATTCTGGGTTTTGGCCTTTCAGCCGGAAAAAAGACGGGGTTCCTCTTTACCCCTGTTCCCTTCTTCCGGGAAGGTAGAGAGAGAGAAAAGAAAAGACCTATAGAGTTTCCGTTTCCGGTGAAAATTCCGAACTTGGAACCTAGGCCGAAATAAAACCTTTTCTTGGGCACCGATCCGAAAGAAGATAAAATCGCGCCTCCCAAACGGCGCTATCCTCCCTGTTGGAAACTCCCCGGCGCTTCGGCGCTGGGGCTTTTTCCAGGAGCCATGGAGCAAGAGATGAAAATAGAGATCGCAGGCGACCGCGCGACAGTCCACACCCGCCCGACTCCGAAGCTGCTGGCCGTCTTGCCTCAGCTCGAGGGCCAGCGTAAATGGCTCAAGGCTGGTGGCCTTTCGATTGCCGCCTCGGGCCACAACCTCGACGTCCTCCGGTCGATCTTCCCAGACGCGTGTGTGGAGGAGCCCAGAGATGGGGCAGGAGAGGCCATGTCGGAGTTTGATGGGGGGTTGCCCCCGTACGAGCCTAAGACACCTCCGTACCCCCACCAGAGCGCCGCTCTGGCCAAGGCCCGGACCAAGCCGACATTCGCCCTGTTCATGGAGCAGGGCACAGGCAAGACCAAGGTCGCCATCGACCGGGCTGGAGAGCTCTACTCCGAGGGCAAGATAACTGGCGTGCTGGTTGTCGCCAAGAAGGGCGTCCACCGCCAATGGATCGAGAGCCAAGTTCCAGAGCACATGGGGTGCGAATGGCAGGGCAGTTACTGGGAGACGCCGAAGATCGTGCCTGCCAGCGCCGATTCTGGCTGCGGCCTCGAGTGGTTCGCCATCAATTTTGACGGCGCCAAGACCCCAAAGGGCAAGGCTGCTTGTATGGAGTTTATTGAGAGGCACAAAGGCAAGCTGCTGATCGTGGCCGATGAGACGCAAGAGATCAAGAACGCGCGCTCGGCCCGGCACAAGGCAATGGAGGAATTGAAGCGCGCCTCTGCCTCACATTACCGGATGGCCCTGACCGGCACGCCGATCGCCAAAGACCTCACAGACGAGTGGGCCCAGCTCAAGTGGCTGAATGAGAACATCCTCGGCCAGCGCTATGTCAGCGCCTTCCGGAACGAGTATTGCCTGATGGGCGGGTTTGAGGGGCGTGTGGTCATCGGTCACAAGAACATCGAGCGGTTCCGCGAGCGCGTGGACCCATTCACCTTCCGCGCCACCAAGGATGAGCTCGGCATCTTGCCCAAGGTATACCGCAAGTGGGATTTCTCGCTGAGCAAGGCCCAGAAGTCGGCGATTGTCGAGGTAAAGCAAGACCTGCGCTACAAGCTGCAGACAGGTGAGATCAGCACAGTGGCCAATGCTGCTGTTGCCATGACAAAGGTCCAGCAGATCAGCAACGGATTCTTCGCCTGCGAGGATGGCACACCCCTTCTGCTGATGGCCCCGAAGGACAATCCCCGACTCAAGGCTCTTTTTGAGTGCCTCGACGCCTATGATGGAAAGACAATTGTCTGGGCGCGGTTCCGCGAGGACATTCGGCTGATCGCAGAGGCGCTTGAGGCTGCAGGCATCGGATGTGTCCAATACCACGGGGGAACCAGCGACAAGGATCGTGCAAAAGCAGTTGAGAGTTTCCTCGATCCAAAGGGTGCTCGTGTGTTTTTGAGCAATCCACAGGCTGGCGGCACCGGGCTGAATCTCCAAGGCGGATGCAATCACGCGATCTACTACAGCAATGGCTTCAACGCGATTGACCGCTGGCAGAGCGAGGATCGGATCCATCGCATAGGCACCAATGGCGTCGTCGCCTACACCGACCTAGCCTGCAAGGGGGCGATTGACTATCACATCCTGAGCAACTTGAAGCGCAAGAAGGGCATTAGCGACTTGGCCCTCGGCGACATCATTGCTTGGGCAGAGCAGGAGGGAGAAATTTGAAGTTCTCGAAAATGGAAGAAAAGGCACGGCAGATCGTTCTCAATGCGAGAGGAGAAATCAGCATTGATGAAATCTGGCACAGGCTAGGGAGGATGGAGTCGAATAACTGGCGTCCGAAAGCCTGCGAACTGATGCGGAGGGTTTGCCTGAAGAGTAATGTTATTCCTCCTAAGATCGAACGAAAGACGCGCTTAGGGCGCAGCATCAAAGCAGCATATGGAAGGAACACACCATGACCAACGCCGCCCTCTATATCCGCAAGCTGCGCAAACTGCCACACGCCAACCAGACAAGCTGCGGTGACATGATCGAGATAATCAACATGCTCCGCGCAGGCGACTTGACTCACGTTGACGAAGGTTCGGAGGCCGCAAGCCGCGCGGACAGAGCGGAGATCGTGGACGCGCCAGACCTGTTGGATGGCGACACTATCGTCATGCACTACACGCACGGTGCCGCCCCGGACGA